CATCTACATATGCTATTGCACCAGAGTTAGAACCAGTTATAAATTTATTTAAATACGAGAAATGTTTCTCTGGATTTGTAGGAAGAACTTCCATATACTTACGACGAACCCAATTGCCATCAGAAGTTTTTAAAATATCAATCTGAGGTGTGTATATCTCTATATCTTTTTCATATATGATTCTAAAAAGAAGCTTCAATCCTTCTGAAGTTCCTTTAGAACGATATAGATCAAGTATATGTTTTTCCAGCAATCTCTTATCTGTCAAAATATTCTTAGGTATACCATGCATGTATTTTGCCATGAAATGGTCTAGATATTCACTTAGAGTTTCATCAATGTCTCTATATTCACCTAATCTTCTGCTTTTACCTACTGGTCCTTGAGTATCCATCCACTCATAATATGCTTTAATAAATTGTATAAAATTTTCACCCTCTTCCTGATAGAAAGCAGGAAATTGATTTTTTATCAGAGGAGCAATATTTTTTAAATCTGTATACATATTATGCTATTGGGTTTACGAGGACAATAATCTTGGTATAGTCTATCTTTAAAAATTTACTTTCGTTCACATTGATATCTGAAGTATTTGGTTTTGCATAAAAAGCAAGTTCTGTATAGTTAAAAGGATTGATATCAAGCTTAACATTGCCAGAACTATAATTGATAATTCCAATGTCTTTCTGCAACATAATTCTATTTCCATTTGATGTGTATACTAAATTTAAATTTCCCATACCATCATCTACAATCAAAGCATTTGTATATGCAGTATTTCCTTTTACATATGTAAATGTACTGCTTTGAAAAACTTCTTGTTCTGTTGGTTTATATTCATATTTTACTGGTCTATATAAAGCATTAGAGAATGTAAATTCATATCTCTGCGACACGCCTTTGACAGGAGTAATTTTATATATCATCCTTATAGCTGTATCATTACTTACGATTGATGGGTCTGTGGCGTCAATCATAGCCATCAACTTAGATTTTCTAAAATCATTTCCAAATTCTGTCAAATATAATGTATCATATTTTTTTATTGTTGCAGTAATATCAGATATCAATTGAGTAGAAGATTTTTGTGTTAACGATGGATTGAACGATACATTACTAACAATTTTTAAATATAGATACTCAGGGTCATATATTAAAGGTTCTGTGGTTAATGTTTTTGTTGATAGATAACTGATGATTGATTTTTTTAATTGAGATGAGATAAATGCCACTGTTCCATATGGTATTGGTGTTATGATTACCTTCCCGTATTGAGGAGGAACAGCATCTTCACCGCCATATACACCCACAGTTTTAATTTGTGGAAATTTATTTCTTATCATATTAATATAATCATCTTTTGTTACTGTTCTATTTTGTGTGGTAAAATGTCTAGGGGCATAAAATTTTATTGATTCAATATCTTCTCTTTCTGACCCATCAACTGCTATTGCATTAGTAGAAACATTAACATCAAATCTATTTTCTACTTTTTGTATCGTTGCAAAATTAGAAAGTCTATTACCAAGTTCAGCATTGGTTGATCTATATTTGACCATGACAATATTACCATTGGTCAATTTCTTTCCAGTAATACCATCTCCAAAAATAAGCTCATATTGGTTTTCTTTATATCCTTGTACAAAGTATACCTCAGACTCTGGGTTCAATCCAAGAAGAGTATCAGTGTAAGAATATATGCTGCTTGTAGAATCTGTATCTGATCTAATCACAGCAACTTTCAAACTATTTGTATCAATATTTTGTGATTGAAGTATATATTTTTTGCCAGCTGCTACTGTAAAATATTCTGTTACAATTTTACCTTCGTAGATATATACTGGACCAGAAGAATACGCACCATTAACATTATACACTATAATATCTTCGTCTGTAGAAAAATCTAAGTATGTCTGATCACTTTTTGCTCTTACCATATAATTTTCAGGAATAACAACTGTGGCTGGTGATTCAACACCAGTATTAATCGTAAATGTAACTAAAGCTTTGGCAGAAGTTCTTGATCTGGGAAAGTAATTTAATTCTTTGGCATGTGATATTGCCGACTCTTTCAACTGTGTAGTATCAAGAAACATTTCACTGCCAATCATATTAAGATAAAAAGCATTCATATAACTATTGTATGAAAGAACATCCAACATAGCATTGAGATTTGATCCGTCAAAATCATAATCTTTAAATTCTGTTTTTGACTGCATAAAAGTTTTGAGATTGTTCTTGATCCCATCAAAACTAGCATCCGATACCGAAAGAAATCCTGTGTTTGCCATTACCTTACTCTTCTTAATATAACTTCTAGAGTTACGGGATTAATACTATTTAAAACAGAAAAAATAATTGAAGCAACATACATATTTTCATCAGCGTTGGCAGTCACAGAAACATTAATCACATTTGCTCTTGGTTCATAATTTCTTATTGTTTCTATTATTTTTTCTTTTATCATAAATTCTGTGTCTAAACTAATATTATCAAACAAATAAGCCTTCAACCCAGCACCAATATTTGGTCTAAAAAATCTTTCATATGGTTCTGTAAACATCAAATTGATGATCGAGCGTTTTACTGCAACTTCATCAGATAATAGCATAACATCCCCCCTAGTAGGGTGGATATTGAAATTGGTAGTTAAGTCTGAATAAATGTTTCTTGTTGTCATTTAAGTATTTATAATGATGTTGCACATGCTTGAAGGTATTCAGGGTTTATATTTTGAATATCATTTGCAGTCGAAGATGCTAATTTCCAACCATTAGACATGGTTCCAGAACCAAACGGACTAAAAACTTGACCAGCAATAGCTGCACTTAGTCCAATCATCATAGGAATTGCATTATCAGAACGTCTCATTTCTATAGATGCTACATCTTTTACATTAAGAATATTAGCTACGTTACTGACAACGGTATTAACACTTTGACCATAGTAAGTATTGATATCTGGGGTTTTTGAAGAACCTGTTATCATTTTAGTTACTACAGAAGCTACATCCATAATTCCTCCAAATGATGCAAAGTTTTGCATACCAAATGAATCAGTTCCTGATCCACCAGTTGGTTCTCCGAATGATCCTACTTTTCTACAGAACAATTGATCTACAGCTGGCAAAGAAACAGGTGTCTCACCAAAGAAAGCTTTACCCTGATATGAAGGTGGTCTGAGAGATGGATTGTTTGCAATCTTTTGTGTGGGTATTCTCTTGCCTGTGATAAGCTCAGACATAAAGTTTCCGATAGCATATCCGCCCATCTGAGAAAGAAGAGGTCCACCAGCAATACCACCAAAAGAACCAAATGCACTAAGAATACCGCCAAGAGGCGTAGAATTTAATACATTTTTAATAGCATTAACGCCTATCTGACTTGCCATTTGACCTATATCAGCTGATGGGTTTGTCAATGCAGTACCAATTAGATTAATTGCTTGCCCAGCTGCCATATTGATAGTAGAATTTACTACTCTATCTATATTAGATGAAGAAAGATTTGGAGCATTAGCTAATATTCCAATATTTCCATTTAAACTATTTGCAGATGAAAGCATCAGTGGTCCAATAATTCCTAATGCTAGTGATATATTTCTTGCTTGTTCTACATCACCAAATGTTGTTAAGGTTGGATTTGCTGCCGCTGCAGAAGCTGCAAATATAGTAGAGTACTTGTTGATGACAGATGCAACGCCATTAGCCAAATATCCTACTTTATAAATGTCCTTGATAGAAAGAATTCCTAAAATGTTTCTAACATAACGAATATCACCTAGTTCTGGTATTCCAGTAATTTGTGCAACATAAAGTAAATCAGCTGGATTTTCTAAAGCAGATAATATGTAGAAAAATGCACTCAATATATCTTGAGGAACAACTCCATAAGATGAAAGTGCAAGTGATTTTGATTCAATAGATTGTTTTTCTATATCTGTAAGAATGTAATTTGTTGGCGTTCTAACATAATTTGGTGGAGGTGATGGATTTGTACGAAGCATAGAAGCAATACCAGATACTGCAGATAAAAGGTTTACCACATTATTAAAAGCAGAATTAGAATTCTTCATGGATTGATCTCCAAAGAATCCTGGGTTTGTATATACACCTATTTGAGTAAGTGCCATTGTATCTTTGTTTATATTTGGTTTTTCTGACCCACCAGTTGCCATACCTTGCGAATCAAATTGTGTTTGACCACCAGAAATACCAGATACTAGTCCACTAACTCCAGACAGAATACTATTAATATTTACACCACCACCAGCACCACCAGAAATACCTGATATTATTCCGTTAACTCCAGATAGAATACCATTGATATTTGTGCCACCAGCATTTCCACCAGTTACGCTTGATGCTAAACCACCAACTTTAGATATGAGACCAGTAATATCTGATAAAGTTCCACCACCAGATGATAATTTACTGAGATTTGCTAACACAGAATTTACTGATGATATACTACTGGTAATATTACCAAGACCAGCTGCACCACCAATGCTTGATATTAATCCACCAATGTTACCACCACCAGCACCCGATATCAATCCACCAATATTTAAAGATGATAGTCCAGAACCGCTCAAACCACTTGTCACAGAAGATAAATCAGCTAGTTTGTCTGCAGAAAAATCAACATTTTTAAGGGTGTCATTTAATGAGAAGTCTACATTATATACTGATGATCCACTACCAAGGTTTGGATCATAAAAATTTTGATTAATATTAGCGTCAGAGCCTATATTTCCAGTAAATTCTGTGGCTGGTGCTTCTGCCATTGTTAAATTTACAGTTTGATCTCCCTGAAATCCTAACTCTGTACCAGTATCAACAACAGTTGTATTAAAGGTTTGATCACCCTGAAATTCTAATTGTACACTAGTATCTCCACCAAAATCAAAAATATCAGACACTTCTCTTACTCCTCAATGCTGCTTCAGCCACTTCTCTTACTCCCTAATGCTGCTACTGCAACTTGTAACTGTAATCCTGGTTCGCTAGAGTCACACTTTGGATCACGGCATGTTATGACTGTTCCACCACCAGCACTACCAGCTTGTGCAGATTCTACGTGTACGTGAATACCTGGGCTATCATTTCTTTCTAATAAAATTTTACTGAATGGAAGATTATCTCTTACATAGGCTGCAATTTCTGCAGTGGTTTGAACATCACCTTTATTTGAACAACGTAAATCTACTGCCCCACCTTTAATATGATTACCAGAGTTTGATCTATACCAAGATGTTATCTGTACTCTTGCACCATACTTTTCAATAATAGGATCAATAATATTCCAAGCAACATTCATAGCTTCTACAATAACTGCTTTCTGTTGCCCAGCTGCTACTGATCTTAATCCTACAACTTGACCAACATTGCAATGTTTAGATATCTTCTCATTAGTATTATAAATTGAAGCTGGAACTGGCAATGGATTTTGTTCTGCCCTACCACTATTTAATGAGCCAGAAGATTTATCATATGAACTTGGTCTTACTGGTTGAATAGTTTCTCCACCTGAAATTTCTATTGGAGCCCCTGCACCTTGATTTGGTGCGGCAGCTGCTTCAGCTTTTTGATTTGGAGTATTACCTTCGTTCTTATATACGGAAAATTCACCTTTAGACATTCTCTTAGCATTTTTAGGAAAATCTGGTGCTTCACGAACAGTAGTCATATTATCTATAATGTTTTCTGCTGGAATATATTGTGCTTTACCAGCTTCAGTAACATCAGCTGCAGTACCTGGCGTACTTATAGTTCCCGGTGTTAGTGGTGTTGGAGCGCCAGCATCAATATCTGTTGTTGAACTTCTGAAATCTGCTTTAGCAGTGGAATGAATATCCATTGTACTTTTACTAGTAATTTTAACAGCACCAGTAGCTGCTACAGACAATTTTCCTTTAGTTTCAATTGCCATATCACTACCAGACCTAGTAAGATACTTTTCTCCAGATTGAATACCAGTATCTTTTCCTGCAACAATACCAAGATTTCCTTTTGTTTGAATCGCAGTATTGCCACCAGATACAACAGAGAAATTACCTTTTGTACTCTGAACAAAATTGCCTTCTGTCTTTACAGTATACTTTCCTTTTACATCCTGTGCAAAATCTACCTTAGATTGAAGTGTCATATTCTTCTGAGTTAATATAACGGTATTTGCGTCAGAACGCATAGACATATCTTTTTTAACATCAATAGAATTACTACCAGAAACCTGTGTACGCATATTACCAGCAACAGTATGTCTGTTATCACCACCAACTGTGTGACTCAAATCTTTAACAACTTCAGATACCTTAGCACCATCTGTAAATTCTTCGATTGATCCTTCCACATATGTGTGCATATCTCCTTTAACGTGAAGAGAAAACGCACCACCAATATTCATATCTAGATCACCATCTGTTTCTATTGTGATCTTTCCATCTGCTTTTAAAATAAGATGATTCTTAGCAAATACTGTTCCATCACCCTTTGGTGATACCATACCAACACCCTTCTTTCCAGATGAAATCATATGAATAGACCCATCCGAATCAATCATTATAGTTGCACCAGAATGATGTTGAAGGACAATGTTATCAGAACCAAAACTATTATCAATCATAACTTTATTTCCTGTAGTGGAAACAAAACCTTGCATATCAGTTGATTTACCTACACCAGTTGAAGTACCAGCACCAGGTCCAGTATGTGTTATTGTAGTATCAGAAGCATGACCAGGTTTTTCTTTTACTGATACTTCATAATAAGGAATAGGATTACCACCACCATCAATGTTTTGAGGAGAAGTACTTTGAGCTAATCCAGCACCTTCTCTATTTGTTATTCGTTTAGCGTATGCTGGATCATCTGTAAATTTATCTATTGACATTTGTTACCCACAAAAATTTCTATAAAGAGCAGTTAAAGATATTTCTAATTTTTCATTATCACTTGTTATGTTGGCACTATCTGTTCTTTTTGAAAGTTCCTTTATAGCTTTATATAGTGTTAGCTTTTGAGGCTCACTCATATAGAATGTTGATGCAAGTCTCTCAGTTTTCTCATTGATAAATCTATCTGATCCACCCATAATAACAACGGTAGCAGTATCATCACCACCAGAACCAGAAGAATAAATATCACCATTTACAGCAATAACATAATCACTGGAATATTGACTTATATCTACTGTTTCATTTCTCAATGTTCCTGAGAAAACAAAAACAAGATTTTTATGATATGATAGAGCGCCAGGAGAAATTAAATTCATTTTGAAGATGGACCTCCCGTATAAGACATTGAACTTAAAATATTTCTTGCAAATTTTAATTTTCTTACATAACTAGCATCATTTCTATTTACCATCTGCACACCATTTATTTTTTGCCAAGATTGATCTCTTTCATAAGCAATCATTCCTGCAACAGCATCTTGAATTGTAGTAGAAACAATTAATTTATTAAATGCGGGTCTCTCAGAGTTATGTAATTCATACCACATAAAATCTAATTGTTTTTCTAATGGGGGAAGATTACCCTTTCCTACTAATGTGTTTATACCACAAAATTTTAAGAATGGTGTCAATCTATCATATTTCCCCGCTCTCCATTGAGCAATACCAGCTGATATTTCAGCATTACCTCTACTATCTTTATCTTTAGCATTGTATGATTGAGGGTCTATATTTACTCCAGATTCACCTTGTAAATTACCAACTATACCAGATACAATACATTTTAAATCACCAGAATAAGCACCTTCTTGTGTTAACTTTTGCCAAAAGAAATTATACACTTTCTGTACATTGGTTCCGCCAGTTAATTGAGATGAAGAAGTTGATGATCCTGAAGGAGCTTGTTGTACTGATGAATTTATGTTGTTAGCAATTTTTGAACCACTTGCACCAGTAAATCCTGATACACCTTCTGTTGCTCCAAGTCTTACTGCATTACTATCACCAAATGCAGATGCGCCAGAGTACTGTTGACGAATTGCATTTGCAGCTGATGATGATATATGATAACCATCAGAATCAAATCCACCATAATTTGCAGGATTGACAGTTTGTAAACCAAGATCAGCCGCAGCTTTACTGGCTGCATTATAAGCATTTGCAGAACCATTAACATTCTGTGAAGGAAGAACTATTACTGGTGTATATCCTTTAGATTGTAATGCTTTTGCAGATGCAATTACACCAGAATAAGCTTGATCATAATTTCCATAATCATTTGTTCCAGCCGCTAACAACGCAGTTCCTGATCCATTGTTATTAGTTTGTCCGCCAGTTCCATTATTGTTAGAAGGATTTGTTCCAGTATTTTCAGATGGTGAACTATTAGTTGATTCTGCACCACCGTTGATTGATCCTATAACTATTGGCTGTTGTGAGTCAATTCCATCCATAAAGAACCCAACAACCCAAGAGCCTGAAGTTAAGTTATGACTAGCATTACCACTAGACGCTTGACCACCAGTGTTTGGATATAGAACAAGAGCCCATGGAAGATCACCATCAGATACTTTAGTCACATCATCGGTATGATGAATACCAAATATTCTGACTCTTACTCGTGATCTATCATCGCCAATATCTTTGACGACACCAACAAACCATCTAAATCTATCACCATAAAAATCATCTGCTATCATTATAGATTTCCATAACTATTTGTTTTTTCTAATTCTGTCAGATAACCATCTTTATTAATTCTCAAAGATGTTGATACTCTGTTTCCAGCACTTATCACTTGTTTAATTTCTGAAATTATAAAAAAACCTGAA